ACTAAAGTTAAGACCAATAGTAGTTGATGAGGACTTTATGGTATTAGGTGGTAATATGCGACTTAAAGCAAGTAAAGATGCAGGATTAAAAGAAGTATGGATAGAAGTAGCTGAAGATTTAACTGAAGAACAAAAAAAAGAATTTATAGTAAAAGACAATGTAGGTTTTGGAGAATGGGAATGGGATATGTTAGCTAATGAATGGGATAGCGTTCAACTTGCTGAATGGGGTTTAGATGTATGGGAAAATGAAGATGATAAAGAACCTGAAGCTGGACTAATAGAAGATGATGAAATACCTGAAGTAAAAGAAAGCAAAGTAAAGCGTGGAGATATTTGGCAGCTAGGAGAACATAGAATAATGTGTGGAGATAGCACAAGCTCAGATGATGTTGCTAAACTAATGAATGGAGAAAAAGCTGATATGGTATTTACAGACCCTCCTTATAATGCTAACTATAAATCTTGTGGAGAAAATGATTTATTACGAAAAGGGATTAAAAATGACAACTTAAAGAATGACGCTTTTGAAGAATTTATAAAGGCATTTCTATCAACAATACTTTTATCTATAAAAGATGGAACTCCTCTTTATATCTGTTGTAATTGGAAAGACTCTTATCCAAGATTTTATTTTAATCTGCAAAAATTTGATATAAATATATCTGCAAATATTGTTTGGAATAAAGGGAGTGGTGGAATGGGGTGGCAAGATTATCGCTATCAATATGAATTTATTATTTATGGGTTTAAAAAAGGTGCTGCTCACAAATGGTATGCAGGAAGAAGTGAGACAGATGTATGGGAATTTAATAGAGACGGAAGAATGGCATATAAACATCCTACACAAAAACCTATTGAATTATCATCTAAAGCAATAAGCAATAGTTCAATAAAAGACAATATCGTTTTAGATTTATTTTTAGGGAGTGGCTCAACACTAATAGCAGCAGAGAAACTAAAAAGGAAATGTTACGGAATGGAATTAGATGAAAAGTATTGTGATGTTATAATAGAAAGATGGGAGCAATTTACTGGACAAAAAGCGAAGAAGATATAAAAAAAGCACCTCCTCTTGGAAGTGCCTTAATACGATAATAAGATGGGCTTAATATCGCACCATTTTATAAAGAACGATAAGTCAAATATAAAAAAATTATTTGAAAATGGAACAAAATAGAACAAAGATTAACAAAGAGAGATTATTAAAAGCACTAGAGAGTTCACTAGGTGTAGTTACTACTGCATTAAAGGCAACTGACCTAAGCAGAACAAACTTCTATAAGTGGCTAAAAGAAGATGAAGAATTTAAAGCTAAAGTAGAAGAAATAGAAAACATACAACAAGACTTTATAAAGTCAAAGTATTATGAATGTGTAAAAGATAAAGTTCCAACAGTTGTAATACACGCAGCCAAGACAAGACTTGGTTGGAATGAAACTAATAGATTAGATGTAACCTCAGGCGATAAAGCAATTAATATGCCTTTAATAAACTTTGTAGAAACTGAACCTGAACAATAAATATCAAGCGTTATTTAACTCTAAAGCAAGATACTGTATTATTACGGGTGGTAGGGGGTCGGGCAAGTCTTTTGCAGTTACGGTATTTCTTACGCTTCTTACAATGGCAAAAGGCATAAGAGTTTTGTTTACACGATACACAATGGTATCAGCTCACTTATCAATTATACCTGAATTTTTAGAAAAGATAACACTACTTGGATTTGAAAACATATTTAGTGTAAATAAAGCTGAGGTTGTAAACTTAGGCAACCAATCTGATATACTGTTTAGAGGTATTAAAACTTCGGCGGGTAACCAAACTGCTAGTTTAAAGTCATTACAAGGTATTAGCTGTTGGGTATTAGATGAAGCAGAAGAATTAATTGATGAAGATATTTTTGACACTATTGATTTAAGTATTAGAGAAAAGAATATACAAAACAGAATAATACTTATACTTAACCCGGTAACTAAAGAGCATTGGATATACAAAAGGTTTTTTGAGGACAAAGGCGTTGAAGCAGGTTTTAATGGCGTTAAAGACAATGTATGCTATATACACAGTACATACCTAGACAACAAAGAAAACCTTTCTACGAGCTTCCTAGACCGTATTAAGAGCATAAAGCATAATAATTTTAAAAAGTATCAGCATAGAATACTAGGTTCTTGGCTTGATAGAGCAGATGGTGTAGTATTTGATAATTGGAGTATTGGAGAATTTAACCCTGATGGCCTACAAACTTCTTGTGGAATGGACTTTGGGTTTAGTGTTGACCCGGACAGTTTAACAGAAGTAGCTATTGATAAAAAGAAAAAAAAGATATATTTAAAAGAGCATATTTACAAGAATGGTTTAAAGTCGCAAGAACTAGCACAAATAACATTAGATAAAGTAGGTCAGAAGTTGATTATTGCAGATAGTGCAGAACCAAGACTTATAGCAGACTTAAAACATTTGGGAGTAAACATTAAACCGGTAAAAAAAGGAACTATTGAAAGTGGCGTAACCCGTATGCAAGATTTTGAAATTGTTATAACGCCTGAATCAACTAATATAGCAAAAGAGTTGAACAATTATATTTATGCAGATAAAGGAAGCAAATTGTATGTAGATAATTACAATCACGCATTGGACGGAGTGCGTTATAATATTATATACCACTTAGACAATCCTAATGCGGGTAAGTATTTTGTGCAATAAAAAAACCCCCCACTAGGAAAACGACAAAAGAGAAAATGAAATTTGTGGGGGGAGTATAAAACTAAAATGAGCAGCAAATATACATAAAAAAATAAAATAAAAATATTTCTATTATATTAATATATGAATGTAAAGATTAAGAAGAAGGGGAAGGTAAAGAATTTTAAATTAATTACTAGTTGGGAAGATGTAACTCTTGAAAAGTGGATAAAGCTAATGAGCTTTCACAAACTTACAAAGAGTAAAGAAGCACAAGAAACAATAGCAACTTTATCTAACATTCCTAAAAAATTGATAAACGAATTAGCACTTAAAGATGTTTCGCGTTTAATGAGTTTATTAGCAGAATTGCAGCAAGAAGAAAATAGTTCTTTAAAAAAAGTAATTGAAATAGATGGTAAAAGGTACGGGTTTCACCCTAATTTAGATGATATTACTCTTGGTGAGTGGGCAGATATTGAAACCTTTATAAAATCTAAGATAGAAAATAATATGCCCGAAATAATGTCAATATTATATCGGCCAATAGTAGAAGAAACAGATAGTGGAATTTATACTATTGAAGCTTATGATGGTAATATAGCCATACGAGCCGAGCAAATGAAAAAGATGTCAAGTGTAGAAGTGCAATCAGCATTGGTTTTTTTTTGGGGTTTCGTGAACGTATTGTTAGCGAGTTCAGCATCATTTTTGACGGACAAGCTGAAGGGAATGAGGACGCAATCGCAACCGAATCTTTTGCAGAAAAGTGGGGCTACTTTGGGGTAATGTATAGATTGTGTAATGCTGATATTTCAAAATTGGAAAAAATAACTAAGCTAAACCTTTTAGAAGCGTTTACTTGGTTAAGTTATGAAACAGATTTAAACACGCAAAATAAAGTAAAAACTTATGGCAGTAGTAAATAAAACATATAACAACGTAATCGGAACTTTGTGTAGGTTGGGAGAATACCACCAACAAATAACAACAGTTTCAGTAGGCGACATATTTGATATTAATTTAGAGAAAATGGAAAAGCTGCCTTTACTTCACATAAACCCGGTAAACGTAACTACGGGCGAAGCTGAACTGATATACAATTTTCAATTATTTATATGTGATATTGTAAGCGAAAAAGAAAATTGGCAAACTAAACAAAATGCAGATTTAACTAAATTAATTGACCCTAAAAACAATGAGCAACAAGTATGGAATCAAACCCTACAAATTTGTACAGATTTTATTGGTTTATTAAGACATAGTTCAAGGCAATCAGTATTAGGAGTAAACGACGTAAATTCTCCTTTATACTTTGCACAAGACCAATTCACAATAGAGCCATTTCAAGAAAGATTTGACAACTTGCTTTGCGGTTGGACTTTTACAATGGGTATAAGAGTAATGAATGATTTTAATACTTGTGCTAATGAAAGTGGCGACCTGATACCGGTAACAGATTTAGGTGCGGGATATTAATGTTTAAGTTTAAGATATGGAAAATAGAAATACAAATAATACCACCAAAAATAACAATAAAGCTATGAGTTATGAAGATGTAATAGAAAAGCTAGAAGCTATAAGCATAAACTTAAAGTCATATACTGACTACCCTCAATCCGCTAGTAATAATGCTAAAAAAGCAATAAAGTATAAAGAAGAAAACGGGAGTGATTGCGGAACAAGAGTAGGTTGGACAAGGGCAAGACAGTTAGCAGATAGAAAACCTATTAGTCGTGATACAATAGCAAGAATGGCATCATTTAAAAGACATCAACAAAACAAAGATGTCCCTTATTCAGAAGGTTGTGGTGGTTTAATGTGGGACGCTTGGGGTGGTTCTAGCGGTATAAATTGGGCAATAAATAAATTAAAACAAATAGATAAAAAATAAAAAAATGGCAGATTTAACAGTAACAATAAGCGAATCCGTAACAATTAATGGGGCTTTACGAGGTTCATCAAACAGCTTAACCGTAGCAAGTATTACAGATACTTTTGAAAGGGTAGTAACTTGCCCTCACTCTAATACTACTACAATAGCAACATTCAACAGCAACGTATATGGTAGTGCGGGGGCTTTAGATTTAGAGAATTGTAAATATATTAGAGTTACAAATTTAAGTGATTCAGCAGTTATGGATATTGCTATTGTAACTGAAAACACTAACTACCAAGTAGTAATGACAGCGGGAACTTCACATATATTATGTCAAGCAGATACAGCAGCAATAGCTGAAGCTGACACAACTCCTAACTTTCCTACGCTTGAAGATATTACAAGCATACAAGTAAGGCCACGTTCAACTGATGATGTAGATGTAGAAATATTTGTAGCTAGTGTATAATGAAAACTGAAAACATAGAAAATTATCTAAACAGTTTTGGGAAACAAGTTGTAAATAGAGCTAAAGGCAACTTGCAAAAAGCAAAAGGTGGTGGCACTAATTTAGAAAACTCTATTAAATTTAAAGTTGTAAAAACAGCAGATAGTTTTATAGTGCAATTTTTTATGAATAGTTATGGTACTTATGTAGATAAAGGAGTTTCAGGAAACAAAACAAAACGAAAATACAAAGATTTTAATAACAAGACGGTTTCAAGTCCTTATAAATATACTAACAAACAACCGCCAAGCGGCATATTAGACAAATGGGTAGTTAAAAAAGGGGTAGCACCAAGAGATAAGGGCGGCCGATTTATAAAAAGAAAAAGCTTGGTTTTTTTAATAGCTAGAAGTATTAAAATTAAAGGAATACAAGGTATAAGTTTTTTTCAAAAACCTTTAGGTTTAGGTGTTAAAGAATTAAACTCAAAGTTGTTAGGAGCATTGAAAAGTGATATAATAGACAGTATAATAACAGTAAAATAATATGGCAGTAACAGTAATAGAACAAGCACCAATAGTAATAGGCAATCCGCAACCCGTTGGGCAAGACTTCATTTTTGTAGTAGCAAACACTCCGGCAGTATCAAGTGAATCAAGAGTTAAATTTATAGCAAAGATTCATGTAAGCGAGACTACACCACCAAACCCAAACAGCAACACCCATTTAGTTGGCACATTTAAAACAACGCCTAATGCTTCAGGGGTGGGAATGTTTAATATTAGAAATGTTATAGAAAATTATGTTAAAGCCGACAATATGGCTTCTAATAATAGTTCGTATAAAAATTCTACAACAACTGATATAAACCCGCACCCTTTACATTTAATAGACCACTATTCAAAAGGCGATAATATTGCTAGATGGTTGCAAGTTCGTTTTTCTGTTGAATATTTAGATACTGACCCGACTTCTTCAACATATAATAAAGTAGTAGAAGATATAACGACAAGAGAGGATAGTAACCTTTTGCAATATTTCAATTCTTACTTAAAATATACTGATAAACTATATAGAGTTGGCAATAATTTTTCTTTTGATATTTCGCCTTATTGGCTATTCGATAATACTAAAAAATTCTTAACTAATGCACCAACTGAACAATACGCAAACATTGATGACTACGGAACTTTAGGTTTTATTCCAAATGTTTTAGGTAGTGGGCAAATTGATAAAATATATATGTTAGTTGAAGATAATACGGGTACGGGGGTTGTTTCTTTATTTTCTACTTTTAATCTTGCAAATGGTGCTACTTCAACTACAAGTTCATATATAAACACTAAGCTTTTATACATAGGTTGTTTTCCGGCCAATCTACAAAACAGAAACAATGCTAGTTTTCAAGCTGCTATTGCTAACGGAACTATTTATGGTGGTAAAATAAAAGTTGTTGCAAGAGATTCAGGTGGCAACGATATATCACAAACCTATACGATAAATATTAATTGCCCTGACAAATTAGGTTACGAACCAATAAGACTTTGTTGGTTAAATCAATGGGGTGCTTGGGACTATTACACATTCACAAAAAAATCAACTAGAACAATATCTACTCAGGGTTCTACTTACACACAACTAGAAGGAACTTGGAATAGTGATTTTTATAGAACTGACACTTTTAAAGGTGGCAAAAAAACATTTAGAGTAAACGCAACTGAAAAAATTACAATAAACACAGATTTTATTAATGAGATAGATAACGTAATGTTTGAAGAACTAACTAATAGCCCTGAAGTTTATATACTAGATGGTTTTCAAGATGACCCGGCGGGAATAAGTGGTGCGGGTACTAGCTTGTTAAATAACTATGTTACACCGGTCAGATTATTGACAACTAACTTTACAAAGAAAACACTAGGCAATGACCAATTAATTCAATATACATTTGAAATAGAAAAAACAAAAACACTAAGAACCCAATCTGTATAATGGCTACACAATTAATATTATACCCGCAATCATTTAACGGTGAACTTGACCCATTTTCTATAAGTGCAAATGAGTTTATTGTTGATGGTAATACTTTTGCTACTTTAAATACAAGTGTTACTAATGAAAGCTTTGTTATTTCAACAAATTTTATTTTAAGCACCTACCCGCCAACCAATCCTAATGCTTGGTATAGATATAGATTAATATCAGCAACCCCACCTTCACCGGCTTACCCTACTGCTACAAACGGCAATATGGTTTTGTCAACAGCGGGTTCTTTTTCGGCTTCATTTGCATATCAAAGGGTAACAAACTTAACTGTTGGTCAAGCTTATTCTATTCATGTTAGGTGTCTTACGTCAGCTACGGGAGTTTTAGCAGCACAAGCGTATGATGGTTCAACTGCTGTTGGTAGCAATTCAACAACCAATCCTACTTCTTCAACTACACATACTACCGGCTTTGTAGCAACTAGCTCTAGCATGACTATAATAGTAAGATTTTTTGCTTCAGCTACTACAAGCATTACAATAGGATATGTTTCTGTTCTTCCTTTAGGTCAGACACCTGACATAAGTTTATCTAATGGCCAAGTAATATGCGACTTGTATGAAGATGAGGACATACCTTTGACTTTAAGTGTTGATGATTTTAAAAATGCAGCAGAACAAGTGCAATCATATTCTAAAGCTTTTAACTTACCGGCTACTAAACGTAACAATCAAATATTTGATAATTTATTTGAAGTAACAAGGTCAGTTCAAGGCGTTGCAAGTTTCAACCCTTACGCAAAAACAAGATGTGAATTAAAGCAAGATGGCTTTATTTTGTTTGAAGGATATTTAAGGGTAATAGATATACAAGACAAAGAGGGTGAAATAAGCTATAATGTAAACTTGTATTCTGAGGTTATAGCTTTAGCAGATGTTTTAGGCGATAAAAATTTTAACCAGATAGATTTTTCAGAACTTAATCATGCTTATAATTATACAAATATAAAAAATTCAGCACAAGGTATATTGGCACTTGACAACCCACTACCATCAGGAAGTTATGCGGGGACGGGTTCAACAACTTCTGTTTTAAGATACCCATTTGTTGATTGGGAACACTCCTACACCGTAGGAACAAATGACAAGCCCGTGTTGCCTAATATTGAAAGTTCATTTAGACCTTTTATAAAGATTAAGTATTTAATACAAAGAATTTTTGCTGATACGGGTTTATTTACTTATACAAGTGATTTTATAGATAACAATGCGGAATTTCAAAGATTATATATGGATTTTAATTGGGGTAGTAATGGTTTTCCCGCACCTCAAAATAGATATGCTTCAAGTTGGGACACAAGCGACAACACGCAGAATCCGGGAACGGGTGCATTTACAGCTTTAAAGTTATCTACTAACCCAACTTTAAGTATTTCAAATGCTAATGAATTGCCGCCAAATTATGATGAAACAACTAATCTTATAACAGCAACAACAACACATGAACAGTATGACGTTTTTTATCAATACAAAATTACTGCTATTGACACAACCGTATCACATACAATAGATTTTCAATGGGTGCATACTGACAACTCTACTACTCCGGCAACTGTACATATATTAGAGCCAAGAACAAGAACCATTGCAAGTGGTGGTGGTGTAGAAGATTATGTTGGTGGAATAAGTGTAGTATTAGAAAACATAGGAGACACTTTACAAGCACAATTTAAAACAGATACCGGTGCGGGGCAATTTAGTTCTCCTTTTGGCACAAGAACTACTTTTATGCAATCAGGTTTTGGTGCTACTTCAGCTACGCTTAATGCTATGCGTGGTGAATTGGGGCAATGGGAATTTTTGAAAGGTATAATGACAATGTTTAATTTAGTATCTATGCCCGACCCCGTAAACCCTAACAATATATTAATAGAACCTTATAATGATATATTCTTAAACAATCCTGATAGTCAGGAATTAGATTGGACGGATAAAGTTGACGTATCACAAATAAAGTTAACGCCTTTAACTGATTTAAACAAAAGAACTATGTTTAAGTTTGTTGAAGATGATGAAGATTATACGTTTAATGTTTACAAAAATGCAGTTCAGGGGCATTTATACGGAAGTAAGCTATTTGACGCAACACTTACTACGGGTGGGTTACAAAGTGTATTAGATGGTGAAGAAGAAATAGTAGCCGAACCCTTTGCGGCAACAGTAAGCAAACCTTTAATGGCTCAATTTTACGATTTTATAGTACCTAGTATTTATTCTTATAATGCTGATGATGGAACTTCGCAAGGTTTTGACAATAGCCCTCGTATAATGTATCATATAGGAACAAGGGGGGCGGCGGGTTCAGGGCTAGATTTTAATTCAACAGTATTTAAAGTTGAAGCACAAAATGGTTCTCCGGGTGATGATTTTGAAGATGAGTTTTTACAGTTTTGTCATTTAACAGATGTGCCAACAGTAGTAAGTAACCCGCCTGACCCTGATGATACAATAGATTTTCATTTTGGAGAATGTCAGCTTATACAAGAACTAGGAACTGCAACACCAAATAATTTATTTAATATGTATTGGCGACCTTATTTTAATGAGTTGTATAACCCTGACACAAGAACAATGACTTTGAAAGTGAATTTAAGTCCGGGTGATATAAATACATTTAGGTTCTACGATACTGTATTTATTAAAAATAGAGAATTTAGGGTAAATAAGATTGATTACAAACCAAATGATTTAGCAACAGTAGAATTTATACTTATACCATAATGGCAACAGATTATTTAAACGGATATACAATAAAACCCGCAACAATTAACTCACTAGGAGTTGTTGAGTTTACAGACGGAACTAATAGAGTAACGCCTAACCAAAAACAATGTGAAGCTTATGGTTATACTTACAATCCAATAACGGGAACTTGTGAAGCTTTTAATTTTAGTTCAACGCTGCAACAAAATATGAGCAATGTAAATAACAATATTCAAGGTGCGGGTAATATTACGGGTACGGGAACTAATAATACTTACATAATGGGCGAAGATAATACAGTTCAAGGTCTTTCAGCTAATAACATTATTACGGGAACAAATAATTATATAAATAGCGGAATTAATAACGCTTGTGTATATGGTAGGTTAGGAGAATCAACAGCAGAAAACTCAATTGTATTAGGTGGTAATGCACCAACTGATATATTAGGAGAAAGACAAAGCATACAACTTTTATATGGAGTTCAAAGTCAAAACGGTTCTACAATTAATAGCTATCTAAACAATATTGAAGATAGTTTTTTTACTATTCCTGATAATACTATATTTTATTTTCACGCTGACACAGTAGCAGTAAGAGTTGGTGGTTCAGGAGAAGGGTCGGTTGGGGATTTTGCTGCTTGGGTTGAAAGAGGGGTTGCAGTTCAAATTTCTGAAACTGTAACAATAAGTAGAGAAAGAGATTTAATAAAAAGTTCAGGTAGTGTTTCTAATTGGCGACCGGCTGCTAGTAATACCGGTTCAAATTTTAGAATAACAGTAAGAGGTGACGCAGACCAAACAGTAGAATGGTGTAGCAACATAACAATTACACAATTAAAAACGGGACTATAAAATTTAAGATATGTCAAAAGAAACTTTAAATTTAGAAATAAAAGCAAATATTAAGCAAGTTTTAAAAGATACTGAAATATTACAAGCTCAAATAGAAAACACTAACCGGGAATCTAAAAGTATGGTTGATAGTTTTGGTGCTTTTGGGGTTACAGTAGGTAGTGTAAAACAAAAATTCAAAGATTTGTCAAAAGTAATGACAAATAATTTGAAAAACATATATAGAAGAACACTATTAGTAGCAAACAGTTTTAAACTAATGTTTGGTGGTCAAATGAAAATTGGTGCGAAAGTTCTTTTTAGTGTAATTAAAGCAGGTATAGCTGCAACGGGTATTGGTGCTTTAGTGGTTGCTTTTGGTTCTCTTGTTCAGTATTTTAGAGATAGTGAGGTTGGGGCTAGTAAATTTAAACAAATAACTTCACAATTAGGAGTAGTATTAGGTAATGTTACAGACATTGTATCTAACTTAGGAAAATCTTTTTTTAAATTAATAACAAAAGATTTTAAAGGATTTAAAGATGGTTTAGCTGAAGTGACAGAAGGAGTAAAGAACTTTGGAGCAACAACCAAAAAAGAAATGGAAGCAGCAAATCAATTAGAAAAAGATAGATTAGCATTACAAAAATTTGAACGTGAAGCTCTAATTGAAAAAGCCAAAACTGAAAAAGATATAATGAAGCTTAGGTTACAAGCAAGAGATTTTGAAAAATTTAGTGCTGAAGAACGTCTTGGTTTTATGCGTGAAGCAAACAAATTAGCAGACGAACAACTAACAAAAGATTTACACGTTGCAAAAGAAAAATTAAGATTTCAACAAGTTGAAAACTCGTTTAGCAAATCTACAAAAGAAAATTTAGACGCGGAAGCACAACTAGAAGCACAAGTTCACCAAATACAAAGAAGTAACTTTAGTGAACGTAAAAGAATGAAGTCAGAAGAACAAGCTGTCGTAAGAGAAATAGCTGCTGACAATAAAGCTGCTTCAGCCGCTAGACAAAAAGAGCTAGATGATGAAATAGCTAAAACTAAAGAATTAATGGCTGTTGAACAAGAAAGAGTAAACAAACTAACTGTTGACGCAGCCGCATTGCTAGATAAATATTATGAAAGCCAATTAACTGCACAGCAAAAGGAAGAAAATGCAGTATATGATAAATACTTTGCTATTATAGAAGGAAAAAAAGCTTTAGGAGAAGATGTTACTGAGCTAGAAAAAGCACAAGCTTCTGAAATTGCCGCTATACAGAAAAAACATTCTGAAGAACAATTAAAATTTTCAGAAATGACACAAAAACAACAGTTAGGAATTGCGTCTAAAACAGCGGGTGAAATGGCAACAATTTTAGGTAAAGAAACTGCTGCGGGAAAAACTATGGCAATAGTTCAAGCCACTATTGATACCTATGCTTCAGCAAACGCAGCTTATAAAGCTATGTCGGGTATTCCGGTTATTGGCCCGGGTTTAGGAGCTGTCGCAGCGGGTGCAGCTATTGCTTCAGGTATTGCTAATGTAAAAGCTATTGCCGGAACGGGCGGTGGTGGTGGTGGTGGTGTAAGTGGTGGTGCTTCGGCTTCTACTCCGGCAACACCCGCACCTCAAATGATGTCAGGGCAATTTGAATTAGGCGGCGGTATTGCCCCTGAACCCGTAAAAGCATTTGTAATTACTGATGAGATGACCTCATCACAAGCACAGTTAGCCAACATAAGACGTAGAGCTACAATTTAAAAATCAAATAAATACTAATTAAATCTATTATATAAATATGCCTTGTAAAGAATGTAAAGACGGAAAAGTAAAATGGGGGGAATCGGGAGAATGTAAGTACGATTCTATTGCTGAATGTGAAAAAGCAAATAAAGACTACTACGAAAAAACTACTTCTATTGTAGAATTAGTTATTGATGATGATAGTCAGGAACTTGCTATTGACGCTATTAGCTTGGTATCAGCACCGGCCATAGAACAAGACTTTGTTTATTTTGGAAAAGAAAAGAATAATCTAACTTTTGCTAAAGTAGATGAAGAAAAACGAATGTTAGTTAGCCCGGCCTTAATACCTAATAAGCAAATATTTAGATATGACCCAAATACTGATAAGGAATACTATGTTTTCTTTTCAAAATCGACAGTTAGAAAAGCATCTGAACTTTATTTAAAACATAACAATCATCATAAAGCTACACAAGAACACAACGAAAGAGTATCAGGAGTTTTAACAGTTGAAAGTTGGATAAAAGAAGGTGATATGGATAAGTCAAAATTATATGGCTACGATTTGCCTAATGGCACTTGGTTTGTCAAGATGCGTATCGACAATTTAAAATTATGGCAAGATATAAAAGATGGTAATCTTAAAGGTCTAAGCATAGAAGGTTACTTTACTGATAAAATGGAAAAGATGTCACAAAAAGCACCAACAGACGAAGAAATATTAAAAGCTCTAAACGAGATAATACGCGAAAATCAAATAAATAAATAACTATTCTATTATATTAAAAAAGAACCTATGGATATTAAAGAACAAATACTAGTAGCACTTGGCTTAAACAAAGCCGAAGAAGAAATTAAATTAGCTTGGCAATCTAAAGGCGAGGACGGGACTATATATGTTTCAACTGCTGAAGAATTAGAATCAGGTGTAGACATTTCTGTTTTAACAGAAGATGGCACGACAATACCTTTGCCAATCGGAACTTACAAAACTGAAGATGGTGTATCTTTTAGAGTTGAAGAAGAAGGAGTAGTTGGCGAAGTTATCGAAAGCGAAACTGAAGAAGAAATTGAAGCTGATTATGAAGAAAAAGAAGAAATGTCAGAAGTAGTAGAATTTAAGTTTCCTGAATCAGACGCAGAAAAAGCTGATTGGGCTAAGTCTTACGAAGAAATGAAAGACAAAGTAGATAATTTAATGGACGCAGTAGCAGACCTAAAATCAAGAATGGGTGAAGGTGATTCTGAAGATGTAGAAATGTCAGAAGAAACTACTGATACTATTGAAGATGAAAAATCAGAAAGTCCAAAAACAGTAACTACTAAAACTACTGAAGTAGTAGAATTTTCAGCAGAAGAAGAATTAGAAAAATTAAAAGCTGAAAACGAAAAGCTTAAAACGGAATTAGCGGCTAGTCCGGCTGATAAACCGATTAACACAAATAAATTTAGTTCTGAAAGACCTATACTAAGTAAAAAAGAATATAGTAAGCTTTCAAAACAAGAAAGATTTATATATAACTTAAACAAGTAATAACCAAAAAAAAGAAAAAAAATGGCGGGATTTGCAGTAACACAGCCGAACTTCAACGGTAAAGCAGCGGGATTTTATATTTCAGCGGCTTTAAAAGAAGCAAAATCATTGGATTATTTAACAATGATAGAAAATATAAAATATAAAACTAACGTACAACGTATGGAAGGTTCAGCTCTTGTAGTAGACAATGCGTGTAATTATGTTTCAGCGGGTGACCTCGATTTAACTGAGAAAACTCTTACTCCTAAAAGGTTGATGATAAACCTTGACATTTGTAAGGAAGAATTGACAACATCATGGGAAGCTTTACAAATGAGAGCCGGAGTTGATGCAACAGCACCAGCGTCTTTTGAAGATTATGTAATTTCTTACATTGGAGCAACTATTGCACAAGCAACAGAAGAAAGCATTTGGACGGGAACAGCAGTAGCGGGTAAATTTAATGGGTTCTTAGGAGCTGCAACGGGTTTACTTTTACCGGGAGTTGATGCAACAGTTATTCAATCTTCAGCGTCAGCAGCTTATGATGCAAGTAATATAATTGCAAACTTACAAACTTTAACTGCTGATATGGCGGCTAATGTTCCTGCAATTTTAGGAAAAGAAGATTTGCATATTTATATGAATAACAAAACTTATGCTTACTACATTTCAGCAGTATCTACTTTAGGATATGTAAATGCTTACAATATGAATGGCGACTACGAGCCGGTATTTGAAGGTTACAAAATTGCTGTTTGTCCGGGTATGGCTGACAATCAAGTTGTAGCTGCTCAAAAATCAAATATGTTCTTTGGGACAGATTTACTTTCAGACCAAACTCGTATATCTTTACTAGATATGAATCCGGTTTCAGGAAGTGATGTAATTAGACTTGTAGCTAGATACTCAGCGGGTGTTCAATCAGGAGTTGGAGCTGATATTGTTAGACAATCGTAATAAACTTAGTATAAGAAGTGGGGGTGTAAAAACCCTCACTACTTTAACCCTTAAAAAATAAAAAAAATGAGTTGCACAGCACTTACACGCGGCAGGGGATTAACCTGCGATAGAATACAAGGGGGTATTAAGTATGTTTACTTTGGCGTTTATGATGATTTCAATGCTAATGCTTCAACGGGTGAGATTTACGGAACGGGTATCGTAGTATCTTCAGGAGAGGTTACTGATATAGAAATGGGGGTAGGAACGGGATTAAAAAGATACGCTACTCCAATTGGAA